CTATAATAGAGACATCTAAAGAACACTAATGCAACTAAGACCACACCAAGAGCAAGCAATCCAATCAATGTTAGACCACGACAAAGGACAAGTCATTGTTCCTACTGGTGGTGGTAAGACCATCTGTATGATTATGGATGCTGTCAAGCAGTTGGAAGATTATGGTACAGTTGTAGTCGTTGCACCACGCATACTACTTGCAGAGCAACTATGCAAAGAGTTTATGGAAATCATTGATGAGAAATACAATGATGTAGATGTGATGCACGTTCATAGTGGTAAAATCAAAGGTATGTTTAGCACCACTAATCCACTTGAGATACAGGGATTTGTTGAACAGAACTTAGTAAATTTCTTCAGTAGAACTATTATATTTACAACATATCATTCATTACATAGAGTTGAGCAATCAGGTATCAATGTTGATACTATCTACTTTGATGAAGCACACAACTCAGTACAGAAAAACTTTTTCCCTGCTACTGATTACTTCTCACAGTATGCAGGTAGATGCTATTTCTTTACAGCAACACCAAAGCATAGTCGTTCTCCTGAGAAAGCAGGTATGAACTGGATAGAGGTATATGGTGGTGTGATATGTCAAGTACCTGCACCAAAGTTAGTCAAGCAGGGTTACATTCTACCACCTAAAGTCAAGGTGTATCGTTCAAGAATACTCAAGAAAGATGAGTTAGTTGCAGACAGAGACAATGAGCAAATGATTGGTGCGATTGACAATCTTGATAAGGACAAAGTATTAATATGTGCCAAGTCAACCAGACAGATTGTTGCACTTATTTCTCAGACAGATTTTGTACAACAACTTGCGATTCGTGGTTACTCTTATATGTTCATCACAGCAAAGACAGGTGCGATGATTGATGGAGAGAAGGTCGATAGAGAGACTTTCTTTAACACTCTTAATGAGTGGGGTAGAAACGGAAAGAAGTTTGTTGTATTACATCACAGCATACTTTCAGAGGGTATCAATGTCAATGGTCTTGAAGCAGTATTGTTTATGAGGTCTATGGACTACATAGGTATTAGTCAAACAATCGGTAGAGTTATTCGTAAGGGCGATGCTGACAAAGTATTTGGTCTTGTATGTGTACCAGTTTACTCTAACGTTGGTATTACTACCGCAAGAAAGGTTGAAGCAGTGGTCGATACTATTTTCAACAAAGGTCAAGCAGCTACAACAATTATTACAAGATGAGTAAAATAGTATTAGTTACAGGTGGATTTGACCCGATACATAGTGGTCACATTTCATACTTCAAAAATGCAAAAGAGTTATATCCACACACACCATTATGTGTCGGATTAAATTCTGATGAGTGGTTAATTCGTAAGAAAGGTAAGTTTTTTCTTCCGATGAAGGAGAGAAGAGCGATAGTTAAGGAACTGAAACCAGTTGACTTGACGATTACTTATGATGATACGGACAACTCATCTTGTATGGCAATCTTTAAGTGTTTACAAATGTACGATAAAGTGATATACTGTAATGGAGGAGACAGAGTAAACACTAATGTGCCAGAATATCTTAAATTCCAAGAGAATGATAGAGTTATCTTTGAGTGGGGTGTTGGTGGCGATGACAAAATGAACAGTAGTAGTTGGATTTTGAATGAATTTTTAAAACGATGAAAGACACAATTTTATTTGGAAACTGTCAAGACACATTAAAAGAATTTGCACCTAATAGTGCAAGAACTTGCGTTACATCTCCACCATATTATGGACTCAGGGATTACGGAACTGCTACTTGGATAGGTGGCGACCCTAATTGTAATCATAGGAGAGACAGTAAAGTTAAAGCCGAGAATTGCAACACAGGACATAAAAATCACGATGAAATGTATGGAGTAGGGGATGCAATATACAAAACTGTTTGCCCTAAGTGTGGTGCGATCAGACAAGATAGTCAGATAGGACTTGAAGAAACACCCGAAGAATATATTGAAAGTCTTGTAAATGTATTTCGTAGTGTCAGGGATGTTTTAACTGATGATGGAACTTTATGGGTAAACTTAGGAGATAGTTACTATAATTATCGACCAGGAAAAGGTCAATCATATCCAAAACAATCTGTATCAAAAACAAAACAAGACCTACCAGATGAATGTAATAAAAGAGGTAACAAATTAGATGGATTAAAAGAAAAAGATTTGATCGGAATACCTTGGCTCTTTGCCTTTGCAATGAGAAATGATGGATGGTATCTAAGACAAGATATAATATGGCATAAACCAAATCCAATGCCAGAGAGTGTCAGAGACAGGTGTACGAAGTCACACGAATATATATTTTTGTTTAGTAAAAATAGAAAATATCACTACGATAATGAAGCAATCAAAGAACCCGCAAAAGATTGGGGAACAAGAGACAGAACAAACGGAAAATACCACAACGAAGGAACAGGACTCCAACCGCATAGCGGACATACAAAATCATATCCAACAAAGAATAAACGATCTGTCTGGTCAGTAACAGTAAAACCATATAAAGAAGCACATTTTGCAACATATCCACCTGACTTAATTGAACCTTGCATACTTGCAGGGAGTGAAGAAGGAGACACAGTACTTGACCCATTTATGGGTGCAGGAACTACAGCTGCAGTAGCAAAGTCACTTAATCGTCATTATATTGGTTGTGAACTCAATGAAGACTATGGTAACTTAATTCAGAAAAGAATACAAGATTATCAACCAGTTAATAAACCGACACAAGAGCCTTGCATAAACATACTGGATATTATATAATAGAAATAGTTAAGGAAGAATCCAACTATGAAATGTAAAGTAGAACTCTACGTTGCAGGTAAAACATTTAACGAGTCAGTATATGCTCGTGATTATGATGAAGCACGACAAGTTGCACTTGCAAGAAATCCTAACGCAACTGTAGTATCTGTTACAGCAGACTTCTATACAGATGATAATTATTAATATATAAAGAAAAAATAAAACCATGAAAGATCAAGCATCAATAGGTAGCGAGTCTGCATCTGTAAAGTATCAGAGAGCATTAGACCTTTTTACCGAGTCAGTTATGAAACCTGACCACGATTTGCGTGGATGTGCATACAATCAGGGATGTTATGAAGACTTGATGGAGATTAGAGAACACGTTTTAGAGTATCTTAAAACTCTCAAGGAAGTCACATATCATACAAATGCTGATGAGAGTGATGAAATAGAAACAGCAAAATTAATTGAAACAAAACCATTATCTAAGTGGAGGTAACTTGAAAGAATTTGATTATGAACTTGATTACAAAAACATTGATTTTAAAGATCAGAGAAATCGTAAACTTTATCGTATTGGAAGGGGAGAGCAAGGAGTTCTACTGGTTCGCCCTTATACTAACGATATTTGTAATTATTGGAGATTTAAAACCCCTAGAGAAGCAATAATATCTTCTAATAAAATATTTGCGATGTATCTTGATTACCGTGATGTAGGAGACTTTATCGGTATGGATATGTGTCGTAAATTTCTAGAAATGGGATTTACGAGAGCTAGAAGATATGCAAATCATAACTCTGGAAGAAAATATAAAAAAGGAACCAAAGAAGTCTTACCTCAAGAGGAAGACAACTTAAGTAGTAAGTACGCAGAGTCTGCAAGAGTATTCAAAAAGGTTCGTGACATTGTTGCAAAAAGTGATGTTTATGTTAAAATGAGAAAAGAATGGAGAGCAAAAGAAAATGACAGAGTTAATTTCTAAAGAAGACCCAAGATATTTTTCTCAGACTTCTGACAAACCTTATGATCGCCATCATTATCGAATAGTTTGTCAAAACAAATCTTTCGTGGTAGAATCTTGGGATGAGGTTCAAGAATATTGGTGGAACAACTGTCACTCACCTTGGTTTGAAGGAACAGTTGTTCACGTTATTGATAAACCAAAACCAAAGAAAAAATCTAAAGGTTTTAAATGAAATTATTAGTCGCAGGAAGAATCACAGGTTCAGTGTTGATTATTTGTGCGTATTTTGTTATACTACATGTATCAACCTTTTATGGTGCGATAATGCACATTATTGCTGATATAATTTGCATTCCTTTTTATGTTCAAAATAAACAGTGGGATGTTGCAATTATGTTAGCATTTTTGATGAGCATAGCAATTAGCAAAGTTGCAATTTTATTATGAGTGATTTTATGAGGGTTGAAAAATAATGCAACTTTTTAAACTATTTGCTGTACCATTATTCATATTCAAATTTGAGGAACATCATAAGTATGTATTTTCTGATATTGATAAAATTGATAATACACCACAGGGATGGAAGTTATCTTTAAATTCAACCTTTCCATCAATTCCTGATGATGATCAACTAGTTCCTAAAAATATAAGAGATAATCTTATGAAAGATTTAGGAAATCAAATTTCATCAAATTTATCTGAGTATAACTTACCAAATAAATTTAAGATAAAACATTTTTGGTATAATGTTTACCATGATGCACAGGGTCAAGAACCACATACACATTTAAATGGTTGTATGGCTAAAAATCCTTATTGGTGTGGTATTTACTATAATAAGGGATCTACACCAACAACTTTTTTAAACCCTAATACAGTTAATAGAGTTCACAAATTTCCTCATAATAGTAATGAGTTTCAAGACATACACTCGGATACTATCAAACCAACTATTACTGATGGTGATGTGATACTTTTCCCACCATATCTTGAACACTGTGTTGAGTTGACTACAAGTGATACAATGCGTATGACTTTTTCATTTAATATATTTTTGTAATGAGTGATTTTATATGGGTTGAAAAATACAGACCCCAAAAAATTGAAGATTGTATTCTCCCTGATAGTATCAAGAAAACTTTTAGGGATTTTTTAACAGCAGGTGAGATACCAAACCTGTTGCTCTCAGGTCCGCCAGGTATTGGTAAGACCACAGTAGCAAAAGCATTATGTAAAGAATTAGGAGTAGACTATTATGTTATTAATGGATCGGATGAAGGACGTTTTCTGGACACTGTTCGGAACAATGCGAAGAACTTCGCAGCAACGGTCTCTCTTGCGTCTGAGGCGAGTCACAAGGTCATTATCATCGACGAAGCAGACAATACCACTTCCGACGTACAGCTCCTTCTCAGAGCGTCTATTGAGGAGTTCTCTGCGAACTGTAGATTTGTCTTCACCTGCAACTACAAAAATAAAATTATTCGACCCTTACATTCACGCTGCAGTGTTATTGACTTTTCCATTAACAAGAAGGACAAACCAAAAATAGCAGCACAGTTTTTCTCTAGGATAAATTATATTCTA